TATGATAGTTTTTCGTAAGCTTTCGTTGTAAAAATAATGTCCTAACATTTTATATTGTCTCCGATGGTTCACCAAATGGGTTCTTTTCGGTGAAGTCTAATACTGCATCGGCACTTGAAAATTCACCAGTACCAGTTACAGCTTCTTCTATCCATGTATTATCTGATAACGGATCAGAGGTCGCCAATGAATAATCTTCATTGATGACAAAGAATGAATAGTAATCGTCTGAATCTTCCATGAGTATTGCATCGAATATAGCATCCCCATGTGGTTCTATTGTAACCCTTGCACCTGTATGATGTGCATTGTTTAGTCCAATATCATCTTGCAGTGTGACCTCATTACCAACACCACTCCAAGAGAATACAACAGTTTCAGCTGCATTATTCTGATCTGCATGTATCGTCAATGATCCTGTTGCAGCATTATTTGCACCACTACCCAGCAATATTGATGCAGTACTTGTCAATATAATATTCTGAGCGCCGGTAACAACACTACCATTGAGAGTTGTAGAAATTGTATTTGTTTCACTCTCACCAGTTAAACTACTACCAGCATTAGCACCACTAGCATCTGTAGCATTAAGTATAATAATTCCATCAGCATATATGTCTGTTCCACGCTCAAGAGCAAACAAGTTATTATACAATGTTGCCCGAGCAGTTTGTTCACCAAGAATCTGCCAGTCATATGCGTCTGTTGATCTTTCGGTTTCAATGACATCAATTGCTTCAATACCTGTATCCAAATCTTCACTAGAGTATTCGACTGTGCGAGTAAATAATTTATATACTGGTAGATTATCTAATTGATAGAAAGGATCATCTTTATCAACAAAACTAATTTCTAAAAGTCTACCAACTGTAGGCATATAAATCCAATCACCTTCATTTGGTCTTAATGCACTAATCAGATTTGAATTTGAACTTACCAAATCCAACCAACGCCTACGAGAAACAGTAAAAGTTGTTTCATCTCTTATCTCTAAACCAAATCGTGATATGATTTCCTTTTCACCTTCAAAACCTTCATTGGTATCCATATACATCTCCACCATGTAGGCATCAGTAAATTTGGATAAAGGGGACTCACCAAAAAGCTCATCCTTATTTACCATCGTCCGAGGTAGATAATATACATCGTGGCCATATATCTGAATGGCCTCTATTGCTAAATCTTCATAGAGGAGTTGCTCAGAGATAGTACCCTTGGAGAAATAATGATTAGTCGGCATAAGGACCTCTGCTTGGGGGACCGTTCTTTGCGTGTCTATACTCTCTGGCCTTCATCGTGAGATAGGCTTGTCTATTGTCGCCAGAGGCGTGACCACCTTTCCAGTTACCACCCTTAGCACCAGTTCGTTTTCTGTTGTTCTCTGCGACACCAGGCTTGGGAGCATACGGCATCTTCTTATCATACCAAATGGCAGACATATTTTTCCCATCATCATCTAATGGCAAACCTTCTTCTTTTAGTTTCCTATTAGACGGTCTTTTAATGCTTCCGATTTCACTAGGATCAAACATTAACCTATATCCATTAGGAGGGGTTCCTCCCAAGTTGTCTTTGATTCATCTTCCAATTTATTAATTTCTTCTTGAGCTTGACTGTAAATGGTTTCACCGTTCATAGTGACACCACCCAACATTGTTACGCCATTAAACTTACTAAGATTTTGGCCCCATTGTTTTTTAATCAATGCAGTACTATATTTCTTTAACCATAGATCATCGTATATATCAGTCCATATAGTAGGATCTAATTTACGATAACATTCTATAATAATATATTCATCAATATCAATATCATCACCCCAATCCATATTAATATACAACCTTCCTTGGTGCATATTAAATTGAATAGGTTTCTCGCCTATAAGAATCATGTCTAGTAAATCAAGTTGCCACATAGTCATCTGATAATGAATAATAGATTCTGATGAAAAATCATAGAGATCATTTAATCTCAGTTGATATCTAATATCAAACATATTAAGATTACCACGATCACTAAAGGGTAACACCCTTAATACACTAGTAACAGATGCGGGCATTGGTAGATAAGCTTGTCCAATTGACCACTCGGCCTGATCAACATTCGTTACACCAGAACCCGAATTATGAGAATTAGCAAGAGCAGCTGTCGTTAAAGTATTACTAGTAACCGCTGAGTATGTAACAGTTTCGGCAGCGTTTACCCCATCAGTCGCAATAGTTATTGAGCCTGATGCAGGAAATCCTGTTGCATCTGTTACAATTACTGTTGTAGCACCCGCTATATAAGCACCATTAAGTGTAGTGGTGATTTGATTACCGTCTGTTGCTGTCTCAGTTGTATTTGCGTTTGCTCTATCTTGATCTGCCTTAGTTATTTTATGTTTTAGATAGACCCGTTGCATACCGCCATACTGAAAGGTATAGAAGTATTGTAACGCTTCGTCTATTCTATCATCTACTTGGTCATCATCCACATTAATATCTATAACTGGATATCCCAATCGACGCTTGCACCAAGATTTTAATGTTGCTTTTGAATTTGGTATTGCCATTTTTTATTTATCCTAAGGCTATAGCCATTACAGCAGCCTTTGCCGTAACTTCGTCGGCTGTTTGTCCTTTAGTTGCCACCACCACAATCTGATTGTTGCTATCTCTTACATATAATTTTTGGTCAACTGTATTAAGAGCCACTTCACCTTCCGCTAAGTTATTAGTATTAGGAACCGCCAAAGGAGTCTCTGATCTTTTTACTTTAATTCTTGTAGCCATTTTTTCTTCCTATCCTAAAGCTATAGACATCATCGTGCATGTGGATGTAACTTCAGTGGCTGTTTGTCCTTTGTTGGCTACTTCTATAATTTGAGGTATATCGGGACCAACTGGTTGGTCTCCACCACCACCGCCCGGTATATCGGTAGCTCTTACATATAATTTTTGGTCAACTGTATTAAGAGCTACTTCACCTACATCTAAATCAAAGAAAGTAGGAATAGAACCACCAGTTTCGGACCTTTTAAATTTAATTCTTGTAGCCATTAATATGTGCCTCCATCTACACTACCAGACCAAGATACTGTATCGGTTCCAGAATTATAAGTAAGCACATCTCCATCCGTACTACCTGACAATGCACTAATGGTATCAGCAGTATTTGCAATCAAAACAGAACCTTTAGCGGCCGCAGTAATTCCTGTACCACCCAAAGCAACCGAAACAGTATCTAAATCTATTGTAACTGTACCAGATGTTCCACCACCCGATAAACCAGTACCAGCAATAACGCCCGAAATATCACCAACTGGAGTTGTACCTTCTGCTGCAACGAATTTACTAACCGAAGCATCCCAGGCCAAGAATTGATGTGTAGCACTTATATTAGTAGCATCAACATCATCTAATCTTTTAAGCTGAACTTCACCAGAACCATAAGTCATACCTGCCTGGCCCCAACCGACTTGAGCAGACATTACCTTATTGATGACCTTTGCTACTTTACTGTCAAATGATTCTTCTATGGGCACAACAACTTCTTCATCTATTGATAAATTGTTTAGATAACCTACAGCCTGCTCTACTGCATTACCTTCAAGTATCTTATATTCTTTTGTTGGTAATTCTCGTTTATGTTTTTCCAACATCTGAGAAACATCAGCAACCATCTGTGCGGCCTTTGAATTTTTCTCATTATTAAATAGAGACATCTGCCAATTAGCATCACCCTGACCCACACTAGGATTATATTCTTCTGTATTATATTTTTTCTTTGTAGGTTGATTCTGATTTATCTTACCAGCAGCATTACCAATCAGTAGTTTAGAAACATCACTGATTTCATACTTAGGTGTGACTATCGGTAAATTGTAATACCTTTCCTTAATGCCCATAGGTTCTTCAACCACCTCTTCCTCAACCAATTCAGGCTCAGGTTTTTTGGGTGGTGAGAATAAATCAACACCAGCAACATCACTAAACAATCCTTTAAGTGCAAGAGTAGCTTCTTCCAATGCCGCAGGATCAATATTAATAACCGGCCGTGGTGGTTCTACTATAGGCTCTTCTTCAATAACCTCTACAAAAATTTCTGGTTCTGGTTCTGACAAATCTAATCCGGTCATATCTTCAAACATAGAAGATAATTCGGACATAGCAGATTCCATTTTCATACCATTATCGTCTAATGACTTTATCTTTCTATCTTTATCTACATCTTTATTAGCTTTGTCTATAACCTTTTTAGTATCAACATCTGCACCAAACCCCATAATAGGTTTAGTAGGATCACCAGTTACCCAATCACCATCATCATCTTCTGGATCCAACTGCATTGGATA